GCAAGTTCTGTATGGGAGAAATACTACAACGATACCTTTAACACCAAATAGATATGAAAAAACAACCTTACAGAATAACAATAGAACAGTACGAGTATAAGTATTCAGTAGAAGTAGACCATTCAGACATAGACTTTACAGAGTATGTAGACCTGTTAAGAAAAATAACCTTAGCGGCAAGTTGGGGTACAGAAGCAGTTAATGAATTTTTTGACGAGTAAACAATAAAAATATGACACACGATTTATTAAGTTACAAGACCGCAAGAATTGAAGCATTGTTAAATGAAATTAACAGGCTTGAATTAGAAAATGAAAAATTAACCACTTATGTATTTGAATTATGCGACAAAGATTGTCCAGACGAATACAAGAAAATAGTAAAGGTAGATGTATTCAAGGGATAGTTATATAAAGATGTTTTTGGAACTTGATGCAATGCTTACACAAGGGTTGGAAAAGAACCCAGATAACAAAAATTTACAAAGGATTGTAGAAATTCATAATAAAATGTTTATATTTACAAACCAACTATTTAACAAACAGGACATTGTCCACATAGAAAACAGAGAATTATATAAGAAACTACACGCAACACAAGTAGAATTAGAAACCTTAAAATTAAAGAAATGACAGAAAAATTAGTAAAGATTCAAAACGAATTAAAAGCCCCAAAGAACCAATTTAATGCCTTTGGTAAGTACAAGTACAGAAACCAAGAAGACATTTTAGAAGCTGTTAAACCACTTTTATATAAGCACGGTTTAAGCCTAACAATCACAGATGAGATTCACGAAGTAGGTAATTTAATTTATGTACAAGCTGAAGCTGTAATTACAGACGGTGAGAACTATGTAAGTACAACTGCACAAGCTGGTATAGACCCAAACCGTAAAGGTATGGACATTGCACAAAGTTTTGGAAGTTCATCTTCTTATGCAAGAAAGTATGCTTTAAATGGTTTATTTTTGATTGACGACACAAAAGACGCAGACAGCACAAACACACACGACAAGTCAGAAGACAAGGCTTGGTTAAATAAAAACACACCGCAATACAAAAAGGCTGTGGAATTTATAACTAATGGCGGAAACATAACTGCTATTGATTCTAAGTATAAAATGAGTAAAGAAGTCAAAGAAGAATTATTAAACCTTAAATCATAATTATGAGTGCATTATTAAGTGTCAGTATTGACGTGGCAAGTTTGCCAAAAGAGAAATTTGTAACCGCTAAAAATGGAAAAGTTTATTATAACTTTACAGTTGCAGTAAACAACGAATCTAAATTTGGAAACAATGTTTCTGTTTTTGATTCACAAACCCAAGAAGAAAGAGCAGCTAAAAAACCTAAAAACTATTTAGGTAATGGTAAAGTTTTCTGGACAGATGGAAGTATTACTTTAGCTGAAAAGGAAGCAGAAGTTGCTCAAGAAGCTGCGGTAGATTTGCCATTTTAATTACAAACTAAATTGGGGGTAGCTTTAGAAGTTGCCCCTTTTTAAATTATGACAGAAGAAGAAAAGGAAGTTAAAAGATTGTATATGCAGCTTCTTGAAGAAGACTGCTATATTGATGCAACACAAGACATAGAATACCCGCCTTTAGCATTGTCTATGGGTGAACAAACAATACAAACAAAGACAGGACAAAAAACATACCCAATACCATTAGGAACATACGGCAACTTTTCTTTTGTACAAGCACCCCCAAAATCAAAAAAGACCTTCTTTATATCGCTTTTAAGCGCAGTTTATTTGAAAGGCAACTTAGAGGGTATTGGCGGAGAAATGAAAGGACACAGGGAAAGTAAATGCTTAATTCATTTTGATACAGAACAAGGGAAGTTTCACGCTTCTAAAGTATTTCGCAGGGTATTGGATATGACAGGAATGAATAACGAATGTTATCATACGTTTGGACTTAGGGCATTAAGCTACAAAGAAAGATTAGACTTTATAGAATACTACCTTTATGATAAGATGGATGGAAAAAACATAGGTTTAGTTGTAATTGATGGAATGGCGGATTTAGTTTCAGATGTAAACAACATAGAAGAAAGCAACCTTGCAACTCAAAAGATTATGGAATGGTCAGCTAAATTAGATTGCCACATTGTAACGGTAATTCATAGCAACTTTGGAAGTGACAAGCCAACAGGACACTTAGGTTCATTCCTTGAAAAAAAAGCAGAGACACAAATACAACTTGAATTAAACACAGTAAACAGGGATTTGGTAACTGTAAGCTGTAAACGAAGCAGGGGTTTTAGTTTTGACAACTTTAGTTTTAAAGTAAATCAATTTGGTATTCCTGTAATTGAAGGAGCAGCTTATGACCCATTAAAAGACTATAAGAAATTTTAATCAATAATTTAATGAACATTTTATGAACTACATTTATATACTATTTGTTTTATTTTTGTTAATAACTCCGTATGCAGTTACAAAGAACGCTACGTTTATTGTAAGCCTTGTGAAAGGTTTTATGTTTGGCGGATTATACAACAAAGATGAATACCCAGAAGAAGAAATAAACGAACACACGATACAGTTTTGTTTCTTTTTTATAACTATAACAATGATATGGGAGACACCCCTAAATTAAAGAACACAGACTTTTTAAACGAAGTTGCAAAACACCACAAAGAATGGGTTAGGACTGTGACCGCTTTAGGAGGCGGTTCTTATTCTGAAGACATAGTGCAAGAAATGTACATAAAGTTGTACAAATATGCAGACGCTAACAAGATAATTAAAAACGGCATACTCCAAAAAGGGTATGTCTTTTTTGCTTTAAAAAGTATTATATATACATTGGCAAAGGAAAAGTCTTTAATCTTAAAAGAAAACATAGACAACCACCATATACCAGACACAACCAACCACGAAGAAGAACAGGCTTTTCAGAAGTTTAGTAATAAAATAGACGACTATTTACACTCGTTAGAAAAGAAATCTAAAACTGAAAACAATGAAAGGTATTGGTACGATGGTAAAATGTTTCAGATGTACAAAGACAATGACTTGTCTATGCGTAAACTTGCAAAGCTATCTGGTATTAGTTGGGTTAGTATATTCCATACATTAAAGAATGTTAAACAAGATTTAAGAAACAACTTCCAAGAAGATTGGGAAGACTATTTAAACGGTGATTATGATAAAATTAGGTGATTTAGTAGAACGCATAACATACTACACAGGAATTAAATGGGTAGTTAAAACAGTAAGCAAGTGGCTTGGCGTAGATTGCGGCTGTGACAAAAGACAACAAGATTGGAACAACATAACAATAAATAGAAATGGAAGAATTAGATAAAAAGGATTGGGAAATATTCCAAGCTAACCCAAGCAACACACTAAGCGTTGAAGAAGTAAAGTTAGTGTCTGAATTACACGCAAAGTATTACAAGCATAATTACCACGTTCCTTGTTCTTGCAACCCTAAGACCATTATTAAATGGATTGATGACCTAAACAAAATTTATGGGTCTGATTAGAAATAGCAAACAAACAACTCAAGCAATAGACTTTGAGGGTATTAAAAAAGGAAAGATACACCCTTCAGATATTGATGCGGTATTGGAATTTGACAACAGAGCGTTAATACTTATTGAGGTTAAAAGAAAGGGAAATGATTTACCATTAGGTCAAAGAATGTTATTGGAAAGGATAGTAGACAAGTGGGAAGTTGGAATAGTTTTAAAAGTAGAACACGAATGTTATAATACAGACATAGATATTCCGTTAAAGGATTGTATTGTTACAGGTGTTTATTACAAAGGCAAGTGGAAAGATTACAACGACGATTTAAAAGACACGTTGAACAGGATAGGTAAAGCCTTTTCAATTAAAAAATTAAAAATATAAATGAATAATTGGAAAGAAAAAGATTTATTTGATTGGTTAAAAGAAAATGTTTATCTTGACCTTGTAAAATCTAAAAACCAAATGAGCAGGTGGGATTGTTATTCCCCAAGTAAAGGTCATAGGATAGAACTTAAATGCAGAAAGAAACATTACGATACTTTACTCCTTGAAAAGAAAAAGTACGATGCAATGATAAACGAAGTAAGCAAGCATTTAGACACACCTTTTTATATTAATTCAACACCAGAGGGTATATACTCTTTTAATTTGTTTTTCATTAAAAAGGATTGGGAAGTAAATTATTTAAACCCTGCAACAACACAATTTGCAAACACAAATAGAATAGCAAAAGAAGTAACATATTTAAAAACAACAGACGGAAAAAAACTATTATAATCTAAAAAAATGAATGACACACAATTAAACTATTTAAAAACTGTAATGCTTAGTCAGTTATTATTGGAATCAAACGAGCAATTAAGATTAACCACACAGTACAAACAAAACATTAAGAACCAAATTAAGAAGCTGGACTTGATGCTTGAAGATGTAGTAAGGGAAGAATTTAACAACCTTTACGACACAGACCCCACAATGGTGACTAATATTCTAAATAGAATAGAAGCATTGGTTGATAAGATAAAAGGGAGTTCTATTGATGAACTTGTAATGATTGAGGCGGTTGTAGATAAATACCAAGAAAACAAAGATTGGTTTAAAGAACACGCATCTGCTGAATTTTTAAAGATAGAATAATGAGGGAATGGGATTGGACAATAGACGCATATAAAGAACACATTAAAGAAGACAAAATGAGAGGCACACAAATTCACTACGAAGCAACAGGCGATTACGATGTAATTGATATTATACAAGACTACAAATTGAATTTTAACAGGGGAAATATCGTCAAGTACATTTTAAGGTGCGGCAAGAAAGATGACGAGATACAGGAATTAACCAAAGCTAAAGATTATATTGAACGGGAAATTCAATACCTAAAAGAATTAAGAAAGGGAGACAATTAAGTTTCTCTTTTTTTTTGTTAAAATTTTGTTAAAGTGTTTTTTGTGTTAAAATAATGTTTATATTTGTTAAAACAAACAAGATGACCAAAGAAGAAATCATTTTAAAATTAGAAAACCAAATATTCATAGCCAAGTTGTATGAGCGTGACTATTCAGTAAAAGATTTAGAAGAAGTATTAACCTATTTAAACAAACAGCAATGAAAGATTATTACATTAAATTTTCAGATTTAGAATTTACAGTAAGGGGAAACTACGAAGAAGAAGAACCACATATGTACGAGTTTAGTGGCAACGCTGAATCATTTGAAATATATGAAATACTGTTAGACGACAAAGACATTACAGACATAGTAGATGACTACGTTGTAAAAGAATTAGAAGAAAGAGTAATAAACGAATACTACCGATAATGGTTTTACTATTTGATGCAGACAGTTTAATATTCTCAAGTTGTTATAAGAAAAGAGAAAACCCAGAAGACAGTCCTTACTACGACAATCTTGATGACATCACAGGGAAGTTTGACGAAGTGTTTATGAAGATTATAAACGACCTTGAAGAACTATACGAAATAGACGAGGTAAAGGTATTTAACGGCTCAATAGGGAACTTTAGGAAACTAATAACACCAAAGTACAAAGCCAATAGAATAAACACGCCTAAGCCTCCTTTATTAAATGATATGCACGCTTGGGTAAAAGAACACTACGATTCTATATATGGTAACGGTGTAGAAACAGACGACGTAGTTGCAAAGTATTGGTATGAACTATCCAAAGAAATAGGCAGAGACAACGTAATGATTGTAAGCATAGACAAAGACTACAAACAATTCCCTTGCTTAATGTACAACTACCACAAGAAACACCAAGTAGTTTACGACATATCTGAAGAAGAAGCTATGTATAACTTCTATGAGCAAATGATTATAGGAGACACGGCAGACAATGTAAACTATTGCAAAGGGTACGGTAAAAAGTACGCAGAAAAATACTTAGCAGATTGCCAGACACAATACCAATACACAAAGAAAATGTACAGCTTGTTTAAAGAAATACACAAAGGCAAAGCAAAGCAAAGATATATTGAGTGTTACAACCTTTTAAAGCTAAGGACTGACTAATGGAAGAATGGAACGAAAAAGAACTGTATTACTTTTTTGCAGTTGAAGCTGTAATAACAGACGACCCTTCATTAGAAACATTAGAATCACATCTAAAAGCCTATGAGCAAAAAGAAGAATACTTAGCTTGTGCTGGTATTAAATTAGGAATAGAGTTCGCAAGGTTTAATAAATTATTTAACTTATATAGATACTTAGAAAATGACAGACCAAATTATTAGGTTCATAAATACAGAACTAAACATAGACATAAGAAAAAAGAAAAAGACAAACGAATACGTCTTTGCAAGAATAATATATTACAAGTTAGCTACTGAACTAACAAACTATTCATTGTCAGAAATAGCTTCAGCGGTAAACAAAGACCATTGCGCTGTTATACACAACCTAAAGAACTTTAAAGAAGTAATAAAAAGACCAAAACTAAAAAAGATATACGACACATTTAAAGAATACCCATTAGAAGAAGACAGAACAACATACACACAAGTTCTAAAACTAAACGAACAACTAAGATTAGAACTAATAGAAACAAAACAAAAATACAACCAACTATTAAAAGACTACACACAAAGAGACATAAGTAAAATTGAAGAACTATTGGAAGGACTAACAGACCAAGAGTTAGATAGTGTTTATGTAAAGATAGAAGCAATAGTAAAGATGACTAAAGCTGTACGATAAATGACCAGAGACGAAATAGAAAGATGCTACCAATACTATATAAGACACGGAGGTGATGGGGGTAAATACAACTTGCCTCCTGCTGTGATTAAATCACTAATTAACCAACATATAAATCCTTACTTAGTAACAGAAGAAGGAGACATCACACTTCACGACAGGGCAGGCAGATTTATAAAAAGGATAATATGAAGGAATGTACTAAATGTAATAAAATTAAAGATTTAAGTGAGTATAGTAAAAATTCTTCTTATAAAGATGGTTTACAATATAAATGTAAACTTTGCTGTAAACAATACTATCAAAAAAATAAGGATTTATTAAAAGAAAGAAGTAAATTATATAAAGAAAAAAACAAAGAATATTGCTTAGAATGGCAAAGAAAATACTATCAAGAGAATAAAGAATTAATTAATAAAAAAAACAAAGAATATAGACGAAATAGATTTAAGACAGATGTTATGTATAGGTTAAAGCATAATGTCAGAAGTAGAGTAAATATATTTTCAAAAAGAAAAAAATACAAGAAAAAATATAGTTCAATAAAATACTTGGGATGTGATTTTAGTATATATAGAATATACATAGAGAATAGATTTAAAGAAGGAATGACTTGGGATAATTATGGAGAATGGCACATAGACCATATAATGCCATTGGCATCAGCAAAGACAGAAGAAGAACTAATGAAGCTGTTTCATTACACAAATACACAACCACTTTGGGCAGAAGAAAACATAAAGAAGGGAGCAAAGATATTGTAAGCGTATTAACAACAACTAAAGTTAATTGTTTTTATTATTGAATAATCAAATTTTTTCAAATATGGAAAACAAAAGAGGTGGTGCAAGAGAGGGTGCTGGAAGGAAACCAAAAGCAGATGAAGTAGCAATGATTGAAAAGCTAAGTCCAATGCAAGACAAAGCATACAAAGCACTTGA